TACTCCGTCGGCGTGCCTGCAGGCGGGGTCCACGCAAGGTCGAACGTGCGCGTCGTGCCGCTGACACCGTAGCCGACGATCTGCAGGTCGACGATCTGGTCCGGCACCGCTGCAGGCGCGGCGTTGAACCACTCCTTCCAGACACCCGCGACCTTGACGTATGCAGTTTCAACGTCCTTCCAGACACCGCCGACCTTCAGTGACGGCTGCGTGATGCCCTTCCAGACACCGCCGACCTTCACGAATCCTGCTGGTGCAGTCATGTCAGCGACCTACAATTCGGCCGCACTTGCGGCACCGCAGGACGTACCGACCATTTTCATCGGAGATGGTCCCGGCAGGGAACAGGCGGCAGTACAACCAGTGCAGGAGTTTCTTCATGGCTCGATCTGGTACCACACGTCGCCATCACTGCCGCCCGACGGTGCGGACGTGCTGACGAAGATGGCGGCGGATCCGTAGGTCGAATCGTCGTGATAGGTGTAGCGTCCCTTGCTGACCTGCTTGACGCCGTTCACCGTGAGCAGCGCGGAGAAGTTCCAGTCACCGAGAATGGTGTAGTTGTCGGCCGCATTGAGAAGCGCCGTATACGCCGCGAGCCCGGCGTTCCATTCGTAGTACGGCTGCTCGTTGAACACGCCATCGTCCGCGACGGTGAGCACCTTCGTCGCGAGGATCGAGATGTTGAACTCACCGGCCGCGTTCCTGAACACGCCGGTCGTAACTTCATCGGTGAACGAGATCGAAGGATTGGCCGCACTGCCGTCTCCGAATTGCAGCGGTGCGAGCATTCCACCGAGCCCGGTGCGCGACAGCGAATCCGTCATCGCAGTCGCAAGATCGCTCGTCGTGTTGTTATGCACGAGCGAGGAAATCGCCGTGCCGCTGACGACCGGATTGCCAGCGGGTAAGGAGTAATTGCCGTTTACGTCGCGTGGCATCGTTCAGCCCTCAGTGTTCAATCTCCGACAACGCTGCCAGAAGCAGCACTGCCAACGAGCGCGTCGAACATTCCCGGCGACTTGCGGCGGATCGCTTCGAGCGCACGCACGAGCTTCTCCTGTCCCGCATACCCGCCACCCATGAACTTGCGCCCGCCCTTCGTAGCCGCAAGGGTCGCAAGCGGCAGCGCAGCAATGGCTGCGGGCTTCGCGAAGCCGAGACCTGCGAGTGCGAGCGGGAACAGCGTGCGAAGGCCCGTTGCAGGCGTGCGCTCGTCGAATACGCGCTTGCCTGCGCGAATGAGATCGGACACAGGTTCGCCAGTACCGCCCCGGCCGAAAGCCTTACCCTCGGGCTTCCTGAGCGCCCCCATGCCCTGCGAAAACGTGAAGCCGCCCTCGCGGCCTGCAGCGCGCTGCATGGCATCGTCGACGATCATTGCCTGCCGGTAGTTCGCGTCGATGGCATCGAGCGCCTGCTTGTCGAGCGGATTCATCTGCGATCCGAATACGTCGCTGACTTCATCCGCACCGCGACGAATCAGTTCGCTGCGATCTCCGCCCGTGGCCGTGCCCGCAAGCCGTCGCGCCTCGGCGCGCAGCTTGGTGCGCAACTCCTGCAGTTCCTTGAACGACAACTCCTTCATCGGGTCTGCGTGCGGGAGCCGCGTCAACTGGTTGCGCATGTACGCATCGGCCGCGTCCCTCGACGCCTGATCGGCCGCGATGTCGGTCGTCTTCGCAGCGCGTGTAAACGCTCCCTCCACGCCCGGCGCATCGGCCAGCGCACCGCCCGCATTGCGCGGGTAGAACTGGCTGTTCTCGAAGGTGCCGTAGGCAGGCGCGTAGGAGTCGATCACGTCCTGCATCAGCCGCTCAGCGTCGGGCAGATTTTCGAGCTTCGCCTTCGCGACCGTCGAGCCCGGCGCACCCGTCTCGCGAATCGTCGCCTTGACAGCCTGCTGCTGCGCACGCCTGCGTGCGTTCTCGATGAACGGGAGCTTGCTGCCGATCTCCTCGACCGATCCGAGGAGGCTCGACGGGTTCATCTGGCCGGGCGTCAGGTCGACCCCCTTGTCCATCAGGAACTGCGCCTCTGGCGTCGCCTTGATCGGGTTCCCGAGGCGCGTCAGAGCCCACGGAGCGACCGCCCCGACCGTGCCGCCGACCGTAGCCCCGGACAGCCGATTGCCCGGCCCGGCGCTCAAGCCGCCCTCGGTTGCCCCGGCAGCGGCTCCAGCGATCACCGGGGCAAGCCGGGCAGCACGGGTTGCCGCCAAACCGGCCCGAGCGGCACCCCCCGCCAAACCGCCTACGGGGGCCGTGGCGAGGGTCTCGCCCAGAAACGACCCTACCCTACCGGCCCCGGTGCCGAGCAGCGCCCTGTCCTGCTCCTGCGCGGCCTTGAGGTCTTCGTCGCTGTAGCCTTCCATCCCGAGCACGTTTCCGATGTTCCGGCCGATGTTCGAGGCCCCCTGACCGATGCCCGCGAGCAGCCGCTGGCCGGTCCCCATGCCCTCGACGGCGGAGTTGCGCGTCTCGCCCTGATACGCCTCGGTCAGTTGCGCCCGCAGGTCCGCGACGGCTTCGAGATCGCCCGCCGCCCGTGCGTCACGCATCGCCCGCTGGATCTGTTCCGGTGTCGCCATTGTCAGCCCCCGCCCGTGTGCCTCTGCAGGTACTTGTCACCGGGTCGCGGCGTACCCGGCCGTGCCGCTGCCGGAGAGCCCGCAGGACGTGCGCCGAGCGTGCCGTACGCTGCGCCCTGCGGGGCCGCGTCTGCGCCCGCCTGCGGGCTCTGTGCAGCGACGTGCATCATGCGCCGGAACTGCATGTCGCGCTCCGGGGTCCACGCCCGACCAGCGGCCTGCGCCTGCTGGCGCACGAAGTCGAGCGCCGCCTGCGACTTGATGGCCTGCGTCTCCGGCGTGTCGAAGTAATTCGGCATGAAGCGGTTTCGAAACGCCGCGATCTGGTGCTCCGTGTAGGCCGCACCCGTCATCTCGGTCAGCGATGCGTCGATGAAAGCATCCTGCGCGCCGCGCACCACGTTGCGCTCCGGCCCGGCCGTCGCTCCTGCGATGAACGTCTGCGCGGCCGACGGCAGCCCGAGCACGTTCGCTGCGGTCTCGATGGCACCGGGCTTCATGTGGCGCGGGTCCGAGCCTGCAATCGTTTCGAGCGCACTCAACGCAACGCCTGCGCGCGTGCCGGACTTCGCCTCGCTCTCCGTCGGAGGCTTGCCCACGCCTGCCGGTGTCGTTGGCAACCCCGACGGCGGCAGGCCGCTCGTGTCGACCGGAGGCCCCGCACCCCCCGGACCTTCCACCGGGGAGAACTGCCCCGTGCGCTTGCTATAGCGAACGAAGCCGCCGCGCACCGGATCCGCGACGAGAACGTATTCGTCCCGCTCGTCCTGCGCACGCTGTCGCGCTTCCTGCGCACGCTGCAGTGCAAGCTGCCCTTCCTGATACTTGCCCGTCTGTTCGAGTTGTGCGCGCCTGAACGCTTCGTCTCGTGCGAGTTCTGCTTCGCGAGCACGTCGCGAAACGATGCTCTCGCGCGCTTTGTCGATTGCGCTCTCCGCCGCCTCCTGCTGACGCGCGCCGGAACCGTACAACTGCTGACCGATGCGCTGCAAACCTTCGTCAGTCGAGAGCGCACCGACGAGCCCGAGCATCTGGTTGCGCTTCGCACCTTCGGGATCGCGAAGCGCGCGGATGCGCTCCAGTTCCTTGAGCAGTTCCGGATCGTCGTCGTACAGGCCGCCGAATGCGCCGGAGCGACTCGACTGCGAAGGTGCGTAGAGGGGCATTGTCGTTTACCTCAGTCGCGAACCGAGCAGGCGCGAGAGTTCAGCCATCTTCTCGCGGCGCTCCTCGTTGGCGCTTTCATACTCCGGCTGCAGGCGTGCCTGCTGGTAGCCCGACATGCCGCCCTGAATCGCTTTCGCGAGCACGCCGAGCCCGTGCCGTGCATCGCCCTGCAGCGACTGCTGGCGAAGCTCGTCGATCTGCGCCTGCCTGCGTTGCAACGCCTTCTGTCGCGGTGACAGCGATTCGATAGCGAGCATCGCAGCGACTTCTGCATCCTGCGGCTGCTCCTGCTGTTGCTGTCCCATCATCGGCTGCTGCGGTGGCGCAGGCGGCCCAGCCATCTGCCCCGGCATCGGCTGCGGAGGCCCGGCCATGCCCGGCATCGGTGGACGCGGAGGACGCAGCCCGGTGTTCGATTCGGGCAGGTAATTGGAGAGGTATCTGTTGCCGTACATGGTTGCACCGTTACGTGTACGAAATCTTGGGCACGGATGGATTAATCATCCCCAGAGTCTTCGAGCCCCCGAGACCGCCGAGCAATCCCGACAAGCCGCCAGCGCCGCCAATCGCGCCACCAATCGGATTCGCAACTGCGCCAGCGATCTGCCCCGCTGCACCAATGAGCGCCTGCTGCTGCGCCGCCTTACGCTGCTGGTTCGCATCCCACGCGCCCAAGTAGTCGACGGCATCGCGGCTGTCTTGGAAATAGCCGCCGAACTGCGGATCCTGAACTTCACCGAGCGTACCGAGCACCGACGACAGTTCCTGAAACGGCAGGCCGCGCTGCGCGAGCATCTCCTCGAACTGCCGATTGCGGATGTCCTGCTGCTGACGCTGCGAAGTAAGTTCGTTCTCGAAACCGCGCTGCGATGCCTCGTTGCCGAGCACCGTCCCCTGCCGGTTGTAGTCGAGACCGGCAAGCATTCCTTCGAGTCGACGCCCGGCGTTCGCGTTCGCGATCTGCGCGTTGGAAACACCAACCTGATTCGCCATGCGCGCGTTCTCAGCGCCCTGCTCGAACTGTCCCGTCAACGCCTGATTGGTGAACTGTCCGCCCTGCAGTGCTTCGTTGAACGTCTGCGAGCGGCCACGCAGGCCCATGTCGAACAGGCGCTGCTGCTCCGCACCGCCCTGCGTGATCGCGTCCCAGCCGGTCTGCTGGTTCTCCAGCGAGATCTGCTGTTCGAGCTTGCGCTTCTCGTTCTCGAACATCGGGTCGCCTTCGCGACCGCCCATTGCATACAGCCGGTCGAGCAGATCACGCCGCTGGTTCGCCTGCTGCGGATCCAATAGCGAGCGCGCCTTCTGGTTGACAGCATCGATGACCTGCTGCCGAACAGCCTCGCTCGCTTCCGGCATCGCAGAGAGCCCGGAAAGGTCGAGCTTCTTCTGCAACTCGTACTCTTTCGCCTGCGCAGTGCCAGCGCCGCTCGCACCGCCCGCAAGATTCGCGAGCAGAGCCGGGTCGATGGTGCCGAAGTCCCTGTTGAACTGCGGACCTGTCGGTGCCCCTGTCGGCCCCGGCGCAAGACCCGACGTATCGAGTCCCTGCCCGAATGCCTGTCCGACCTGACCGACGAGCCCCTGCGCAGCGCCACCGAGACCGGAGAGCAGCCCGCGCCGCTGGTCAAGCTGCTGCTGTTCCGCTGGGTTGAGCGAAGTCGTCTGCGTCCACTGGCCGGTCGACGGATCCTGACTCCACGTCATGCTTCCCGTCGGGCCGATCTGGTTCGCGCGATTCGCAGTCAGGTTCGCCGTCTGCGCCTCTTGCTCAAGTCCGGTCTGATACCCGACCTGCTTCTTGAGCTTCTTGTTGCTGACGGCACCGCCGCTTCCAAAGAGTGACATTTCAGCTCTCCTGTTGCCGCTGCGCACGATTACGCGGAGCGGCCGACATCAGCTTACGCTTGAGCCGGGCTGCCAAGCGAAATGAAATCTTCTTCGGGATCTTCGGCCGCGTCTTCCGTCCCGTGAACAACGGCACCCGACTTTCCACTGTCATCAGAGCAGTCCGCCTTGCTTGTAGAGCAGATTGAACCCGACGATGTTCGTCGGAACACTGGAGCGGCCAGAGATGACGACAGCAACGAAGCGGCCAACCCCGACAGCACCGACCGTGGGCTGCTCCGTCACGAACTGGCCGCCCCAGTAAACTTCATCCCATTCCGCAATGTCCCAGATCGCGCCGACCAGCGGCGGCGACGGATTGACAATCGTCGGAAGCACAACGTCGAAGTCGTAGCGCACGCCGACGTTGTATGTCGGAAGCTGCTCCGCGAGGAACACCGGGCGTATCAACTGCACCATCTTCCAGTTCGCAGGCGCGTCGATTGGTGTAAACGCTGTCAACAACTGCCAGTCAACCGGATCCTCGGTGAACTCGTCCTCCGCAACCTGCGTTGTGTCGACACTGCCATCAAGCTCGCAGACACGGCCATCGTACGTAGAGAAGTATTGCGTGCCGCGAAACTCGACCCAGCTAAGCGCAGGGATGCCGGTAATGAGTGACCATGCGCTCGTCGTGATCGCGAGGAACAACTGCGTGAAGACATTCTCGAACAGCGGGATCGTGATGATGTAGCCGCCGAACTTCGGCACTGCACCGAGACCCCACCCGAACAGGTTGCCCTGCTCGCGGAAGATCTTCCGCACGAGATCCTGAATCTTGTACGTGATGTACTGCTGCTCGCCCTGTCGTCCACCATCGACGAGCGCAGACAGCGGAATCACGCCAATAGAGCCGAGCAGCAACAAGTCGCCGCCGAAAGCGTTCGCGACACGTCGACCTTTCGGCGGTTCGCCAACGTACCAGACACCCTTGACCTGAAAGCTCGTGTCGGACGGGGAGATGCCCTGCCACACAACGACATCGCCGCCGTGACTGATGGCAACGAGGAAGTCGTCCATGCCCGCGCCGCCGTCGTATGTCCAGATGTAGCAGCCCTTGAGGTAGCCGCCATAAATGAAGCGCGAGCCCATGTCGATAGCGAGCGGCGCGGCCACGCCTACTCCGACGATTGCGCCGGGCGTGAGATACCACGCGCGCGACGAGTCGACCTCTGTGAAGATCAACCGACCCTTCCACTGCATGACGTGCGCGAACTTCGTCGGGTCGATGCCCTCGATGGTGGAGCCAGCGATGCCCTGCTTGACCTTGTACCAGCGGCCGACACCCGCGCCGCCGCCGTCTGGATCGTAAACGAAGTAACCATTCACTTCGTCGCACGCGAGCAGGTAGTGCTTGCCGCCTGCGCTCGCAGCCGTAGTGAAGTTCAGCGCAGTCACCCAGCCCGCATCGTCGCCCGGCGTCGGCCAGCCACTCGACAGGACGACGGCACTGCCGATGCCATCGTAAATATCCATGACAGTCGGATTCGAGCCGGTCGACGTTACGTCGTAGATCCCGTCCTCGGTGAATGCGAACATCTTGTCGCGCGGCGTCGGCTGGTCTCGCGTAACGTCGTTGAATGCAGCAACAGTACGGACATCGGTCTCGATGGATCCGCCGATGTTGATGACGTGGTTGACGAAGCCCGGCCGCACGCCGACACCCTGCGTGTTCGCAGTCATGTTCGTCAGCACGTACGCATCCGTCAGCGGCAGGTTGCCGACGCTATCCGTACGATTGAGGCCGCCAGCAGGCGCAGGGAAGAACGTAGCCTCAAGCTGCGAGACTTGCCCTCGCATCATCCCGAGGATGGCCTCCTTGCGACCGATGGACTGCTGGCGTGCCATTACTCGCCGTATCCCGTCTCAGGCGCGTTCGCATTAT